GTTCGGCACCTGTGCGACCGTCATGGCATGAGGCTCCCTGTGCCCGTGAGTTGCTACGCCTTGCTAAGCGCGGTCACCTCGTCAAGATGTTGCCCGGGCCGCCCACTGTACAAGAGTTCACTGACCTCGTACGCGCCACTTACTACTGGATCGACGGTACGCCCAGGTTCAAGAAGGGTGACTCCTCATTGTCCATCATCATCATGCCGCCAGGCAACGAGAAGTATGGCCATGTCGAAATCGGCACCATGCCAGGCGCAACCCAGGATGACATTGGTTTCGAACGTCTCAGGCAGACGTCATGGTGGATCGGCATGCCACCCAAACGCACCGAGCCTCGACGCAACAACAAGGCCGTGCGAAACAAGATGCACGCCAAGCAACGCAAGCGCCGCATTGTCACCCCCGGTGACGATTCATCCACGTTCAAAGTTGAGTTCATCGTGACAACATTGACTGCGTCGACGTGGCAGTCAAAGTTCACGCCGCGCACCATGCCCGGCCAGATCAGCACCCCAACGCTCAATTGGGAGAAGTGGTCTGTGGTGGACATGTCACTGCGTACCGTGAGCCACAGCAACGCTTTTGCCACCGGTGGCTACATCTTTGGGTGGTCACCCGACCCAAAGGAGGTGCTCGATGCCCGCACGTACGCTGAGTTGGCTGGTCGGTCTCATGTCATCCGCAAGACAGCCAGGGCTGCTGGCACAAAGCGCATTGATCCCAAGTATCTGCCACGCAACCTCTACCTCGAAGACAGCGACAATACACAACCATACAACACGATCGGTGGACAGTTCTTTTACCGGTCCACCGGCGCGGCTCCAGAGCACCCCATCAGCGTCGAGCTTTGGTTGGCGGTCACGATCCGGGTCAGTGAACGTCAGTATAAAACGCCGTTAAGTGACAATTTTGCAATACCGGCGTTGCGCTTGTTCAAACCATCTGTGGCTACGTACAAGGTCACGGCTGGTTTCTACGACGACGCGAGGGCCATCGCGTCGGTTACGATTAAGATGACCGGGTCATCAGACGTTTTGGCCATGGGTGCATGGTCCACTCCCTGGCAGCCATTGTTGTCGCAGCGTCTTGAAGACCACGATGGTGTGGACCACTACCGTGCAATGGCTCACACGCCTGACTCATTCGCCCGGTCGCACGTCGCGTACCCTACACGGGCGTTGTTCCGCGATGCCCTACGCAACGCCATGCCCGCGGCCATGGCCAAAGTCATTGACGTCGATGTGGTGCCAACCACGATTTTGAGTGATGGGGTCGAACACGCCATTGGCAGCGCGTTGCGGTTCACGAACAAGCTTGGCATCCCGCTGCTCATCACCATCGCCGACAATGTCAACACTCGGTATGGGCTGCCCATGCACCAGGGCACCTACAGCGGCACAAGCACCATGTATACCGACCTAGCTGTCACCTATGGCAGGTATGGTGCCTCCAATGACCGCTCCAACAATGCCCTCTGGGCTACCACAGTATATGGCGATAACGTTGCCGACGCATCGTCGTCAAACTACTATAGCACGGAACGGCTCGGTGCTATTGCTGGTAGCTCTAAGTCCGCAGCAACCCACCGCAATGGGGTCAGCCGCTGTACGGATGTCTTCACGCTTGGTGCCTACAGCGAGTCTGACTGGTCATACAACACTGCCTATGACCACTCACGCGTGGGTGACGGCATTGACTACATCAACTCGACGGCCGAAGGCCATGTGTTCATCAGCGAGTTCTCGCCCTCAATGCCAGCGAGTGACCCTGACGTTATGACAAATGGCATCACTGCGGTGACCACTCACCAAAGTGCATACGACGCAACGCATGGTGCT